TGTCAGAAGCATATGAGATTCGAACAATGAAGGCTGGAAAGATTGTTCAGTGGTATCCAAATCATGTTAGAGTAAGGTTATACAATGAGCGAACAGGGAATTTTGAGGAAGTAACTCTTCTGAAAAATATGGTCTCAATTGTTGAGAACCCCTTGTATGCAATTATGAATGAGCCTAACTCAACTCTTCAGAGACTTATAAGGAAACTGAATCTTTTGGACGCTATCGACGAACAGAGCGGGTCCGGGAAATTGGATCTCATCATTCAGCTTCCTTATGTTGTTAAATCTGATGCTAGAAGATTGCAGGCAGAAGAACGTCGTAAAAACATTGAAATGCAGCTGGCTAATACAAAGTATGGAATTGCGTATATAGACAATACTGAGCATATTACTCAGCTTAACAGGTCTGTAGATAACAATCTGATGAATCAGATTGAATATTTGACTAATATGCTTTATAGCCAGCTTGGTATTACTAAAGAAATTCTAGAAGGAACCGCAACTGAGCAGGTAATGCTCAACTATTACAATCGAACAATTGAGCCGATTATGGCGGCTATTGTTGATGAAATGAAACGTAAGTTTCTGACTAAGACTGCTCGTACAAGAGGGCAGTCTATTGTTTTCTTCAGAGATCCGTTCAGACTTGTTCCGGTGGCTCAACTTGCTGAAATTGCTGATAAGTTTACAAGGAATGAGATCATGTCTTCGAATGAAATTAGGCAGGTTGTCGGCATGAAGCCTGTTGATGACGCGAAGGCCGATGAACTCAGGAATAAGAATCTTAATGCACAGCAAGGGCAAGAGTTCGCTACTACAAGGAGTCAGGATTCTGATAATGAAGATAGTATAAACTTTCCAGACCAGTGAGACCGAACGGCAATTTAGAATTGCATATGGAATAAGAGATTAAGTCCGTATTCCGAAGCTGTGATTAGAATTGAAATTAAGTCGAATGATCTAAGGTTTATATAAAATTACTTTTTATGAGGTAAAAAATCAAAATGAGTAGAGTTACTTATGATTTTAGCGGCTGGGCAACCAGAAATGATCTTAAGTGCTCTGATGGACGTACGATCCGTAAAGATGCATTTAAGCACAATGACGGACAGACGGTTCCGCTGGTCTGGAATCACGATCACAACGATCCTATGAACGTTCTTGGGCATGCTTTGCTTGAGAATCGGGATGAAGGTGTTTACGCTTACTGCTCGTTCAATAGTACACCGGCAGGCGTAAATGCTAAACAGATTGTACAGCATGGCGATGTAACTTCTCTGTCTATCTACGCAAACAAGCTGAAGCAGTATGGCAATGATGTTGTTCATGGCACGATTCGTGAAGTGAGTCTTGTCCTTGCCGGTGCTAATCCGGGAGCTTTTATCGATGCTGTTATGGAGCATGGTGAGATTCTTGAGGATTCTGGCATTATCTATCATGGTGAAGATGAGCTTTGCCTTGAGCATACGATTATCGATCCGGATGAAAAGCCGGTAGTACCAGTATCTGGTCCTGCTCCAGAACCTGCACCTGCGCCTGAGCCTGAAGCACAGCCTGTTGAAGAGCCGAAACAGGAACCGGTTGAAGAAGTTAAAGCTGAGCCGGAACCTGCTCCTGCACCTAAAAAGCAGACTGCAAACGCAAAGAAACAGCCCAAGCAGGAAGAAGTAGTTGAGCATGCTGTAAAAGCTGGCGAGATTGTTGAAGTCGAAGCCGAAGTGGATGACGGCGAAACTGTTGCTGACGTTTTCAATACTTTGACCGAGAAGCAGAAGAAAGTAGTCTATGCTCTTATTGGTCAGGCAATTGAAGATGTTGAAAATGAAGGCAAAGAAGTAGAGCATTCCGAAATTGAGCATGCCGATAATGAAAATGAGGACGAAGAAGATGGTGAAACCGTCAAAGATGTCCTTGATACTCTGTCTGAGAAACAGAGAAATGTTGTTTATGCTTTGATTGGTCAGGCCATTGAAGATGCCAAAGCCAAGAAAGCAAAGAAATCTAATAATGATGAGGGCAAGGCGCCCGAAGGAGAAGAAATGAAGCACAACGTATTTGAAACTGAAGAGAAGAATGATGTGACCGTTCTTTCTCATTCCGAAATGGCAGAAATCTTTAGCGATGCCCGTCGTTGCGGAAGCCTGAAAGAGGCTGTTCTTGCTCACGGCATTGAAGATATCGATTATCTGTTCCCCGAAGCAAAAGCTGTTACCCAGACTCCGGGATTCTATCGCGATCCTGATGAATGGGTTGGCAAAGTTCTGAATGGTGTTCACAAGACCCCGTTCTCTCGTATTAAGAGCCTGAACGCTGACCTGACTGAGGCCGATGCTCGCGCAAAGGGCTATGTTAAGGGCAATGCAAAAGTTGAGGAAGTCTTCAATATTCTGAAGCGTACAACAACCCCGACGACTATCTATAAGAAGCAGAAGATTGATCGCGACGATCAGATCGATATTACCGATTTCGATGTTGTCGCATGGCTGAAGAGCGAGATGCGCATGATGCTCGATGAAGAGATCGCACGTGCAATTCTTGTTGGCGATGGCCGTAGCGCTGCTTCCAATGACAAGATCAGCGAAACCAACATTCGCCCGATTTGGACTGATGATAATCTCTTCACGATCAAAAAGACGATCGCTGTTACCAACAGCACAACCGACGATGCTAAGGCAAAGGCTTTCATTAAGTCTGCTGTTAAGGCTCGCAAAGAGTACCGTGGTTCTGGCAACCCGACTCTGTTCACGACTGAGGATATGCTCAATGATTGCCTGCTGATGGAAGACACCACTGGTCGTGTGATCTATGATTCCATCGACAAACTCGCAACTGCTCTTCGTGTTAAAGAGATCGTTGCTGTTCCTCCGATGGAAGATCTCATGCGTGAGAAAGACGGCGTGACCTTTGAACTGGCCGGCATCATTGTTAACCTGAATGACTATAATGTTGGCGCCGATAAGGGTGGTCAGGTCAATATGTTCGATGACTTCGACATTGACTTCAATGCTCAGAAGTATCTCATTGAGACCCGTTGCTCTGGTGCTATGATCCGTCCGAAGAGTGCTATTGCTCTCGAACTGACTTATAGTGCATTCCTGAATGTTGAGCCTACTGATGGCACGACCACTCGTTATGGCAAGCTCGTTTCTGCTCTGCAGGAGAATGTCATCTTCCACGACGACTATATTACTGGCACTCTGCATTATGTAACAGGATACACTGGTTACTCCGGTAATCCTGCTCTGCAGTCTGGTTACTACATTGCCTTTGATGTTACTGCGACTGATGGAGCTACTGTTACTGTTCAGATGCTCGGTGGGGATTCTGAAGCTGCTCCGGTCGATATGACTTCCGATATGTATGCTGTTGGCCGTGTTGTTAACAAGCGTACTCAGAAGATTAAGCTCACCGCAACAGTCGGCGGCGTGTCTGTAAGCAAGGTATATAGCCTTGCAAATCTTGTTCTTGAGCCTCACTCCTAATTTTGCTCAAGAGTTAGAGAAAATTAACTAAAATTCAAAATGGGAGTCTATTAATTGGTAGGCTCCCTTCAATATTGTAGAGGTGCGTTATGGCTAAGTTTTATGGACAGATCGGTTTTGTTCAGACTGTCGAGTATCCTGCCGAATCTGGTATTTGGATCGATCAAGTAACTGAACGGACTTATTACGGAGATGTTAATCGCGCTGTTCGGAAGTGGGAAACTGCTCAGAAGATTAATGATAACATTAATATTAGCAACGAGATTAGTATTCTATCTGATCCTTACGTAACGCAGAATATAGCATGGATTAGATACGTCAATTGGAATGGAACCAAGTGGAAAGTTTCAAGTGTCGAAGTCCAGTATCCGAGGTTAATTCTGTCGATTGGAGGTGTATACAATGGCGAGCAGGCTCAATCTGCAGAAACTCCTGGAGTCAGTTCTGGGTACTAGAAGTGTATATTTTCAACCTCCTGAAACAGTTAAACTCACATACCCATGCATTATATACGAGCGGGCAAGAGGTATTCCATGGTATGCCAATGACGACCTCTACAATTACCGTAAAAGTTATATGATCACAGTGATTGATAAGAACCCTGATTCTACCATTCCTGATGAACTGGAGAAACTTCAGTATTGCACTATGGACCGGTATTATGAGGCAGATAATCTCAATCATTGGATTTTCACCATCTATTATTAATGAGGAGGCTATTTTAATATGGCTAAACTTGTATGGGATAGTACTGGTGAACATCTGTATGAAACTGGTGTACGCAAAGGCGTTCTCTATCTCCTTGATGAGGATGATGGCGATTATCCTGAAGGCGTAGCTTGGAATGGCCTCACTGCTGTTACCGAAAGCCCTTCTGGTGCCGAGGCAACCCCTATTTATGCAGATGACATTAAGTATCTGAATCTCTATTCAGCTGAAGAATTCGGTGCAACAATCGAAGCTTATACATATCCCGATGAATTTGGTCAGTGCGACGGCTCTGCTGTTCTTGTCACTGGTGCAGAAATCGGTCAGCAGTCCAGGAAGACATTTGGTCTTTGTTATCGGACTGCTGTTGGTAATGACGTTGCCGCTGAAGACTACGGCTACAAACTCCATATCATTTATGGCTGCAAAGCATCTCCTTCTGAGAAAGCATACCAGACCATTAATGATTCTCCGGAAGCGATTACATTCTCTTGGGAACTGACGACCACTCCTGTTGCTGTTACTGGTTTCAAGCCGACAGCCACAGTGGTTATTGATTCTACGAAGTTTGCTAGTGCTACACCTGCTACAGATGCTGCGCTCAAGGCCGCTCTTGCTGTTCTTGAAGCATATCTGTATGGTGCAGATAGCACTGCGTTCAGCTCTAGTAACAGCTATGCGCTTGGCGATACCTGCACGAGTTCTTCTAAGTATTATGTTTGCACGACAGCTACTGTTTCTGGTACGACTCCGTCTATTGCAAATAACTTTACTGAGATCGCCACAACTAGTGCTTGGGATGGCAAACCGAGACTCCCGTTCCCGGATGAGATCAAGACTCTTCTGACGATTACCTGATTGAAGTAAGGAGAAATACAAATGGCTAGACTGCAATGGGATAAAACCGGTGAGCATTTTTATGAAACCGGTATACGTAATGGTGTTCTCTATGTTCAGAATGCCAACGGTACTTATGCCAATGGTGTAGCATGGAACGGTCTTACTTCTGTAACAGAGAGTCCTTCTGGTGCTGAAGCAACTGCTATCTATGCTGATGATATTAAGTACCTTAATCTGTATTCTGTCGAGGAATTCGGCGCAACAATTGAAGCTTATACCTATCCTGATGAGTTTGCTCAGTGTGATGGTTCTGCAACTCCGGTTGCTGGCATGAACATTGGACAGCAGGCTAGAAAGTCTTTTGGTTTCTGCTACAGAACTGCTCTTGGTAATGATGTAGCTGCTGAGGACTATGGCTATAAGATTCATATTCTTTATGGCTGCAAAGCATCTCCTTCTGAGAAGTCTTATCAGACCATTAACGATTCTCCTGAGGCGATTACATTCTCTTGGGAGATCACAACAACTCCGGTAGATGTGACTGGTTTCAAGCCGACTGCTTGCGTTATTATCGATTCTACGAAGTGCAATTCGACGAAACTCGAAGCTCTTCTGGATACACTTTATGGTGATGCAAGTAATCCGGCTACCCTTCCTCTTCCGAACGCGATCAAAGCTGCGCTTACTTAATTAACAATTGGAGGTCCTTTCTGAGAGACGATTGGACCTCCTTTTAATTTAAAAAGGAGAATAAGGATGTTAAAGAAGACAATTAAATATCGTGATTTCAACGATAATGAACTGGAAGAAGATTTTTACTTTAATTTGACACAGTCTGAGCTAATGAAACTTCAGACTTCTGTTCCTGGCGGTCTTGAGCAGATGCTTAGAACCATTATTAATACCAAAGATGGCAATGCAATAATGGACATGTTTGCTAAGATTCTGCACATTGCATATGGTCAGAAAAGCCCGGATGGAAGGCGTTTTATTAAGTCTGAGGAGATTTCTGAAGCATTTGAGCAGACCCTTGCGTATGATCAGCTGTATATGGAACTTGTTACAGATGCAGATAAGGCAGCTGCATTTATTAAAGGTATCCTTCCAAGTGAAGTTCAGGAAGCTACTAACGTAAAAACATTAGTTCAGTAAATCTATATAGGTGAGGTAAAGGGAATGCTTACTATAGTGGTTCCGGGAACTGAAAAGTTTAATGAAGCTACAAGCGAATTTGTTTATACAAAAGAGCAAAAGTTGCAGTTAGAGCATTCCCTTTTATCTCTTTCAAAATGGGAGTCAAGGTGGCACAAGCCATTTTTGTCTTCAAAGAAGAATCCTAAGTCACAGGAAGAGATTATTGATTACATTCGTTGCATGACGATCACCCAGAATGTAGATCCGAATGTATATTACAATCTAACGCAAGCTAATTGCGATAAGATTCAAGCATACATAGATGATCCAATGACAGCTACTACTTTTAATGAATTGCAGAAGGCAAAGCCAAGTACTGAAATCATAACAAGCGAGTTAATTTATTACTGGATGATCGCATACAACGTTCCTGTTGAGTTCGAAAAGTGGCATCTTAACCGTCTACTGACGCTTATTAAGGTGTGCAGTATTAAGAATACTCCGCCTAAGAAGATGAGCAAGCGTGAGATAATGAATAGGAATGCAGCACTTAATGCATCAAGACGGAAAGCGCATAATTCCAAAGGATAAGTGAGCACCGTGATTACATTTCATCAAAAAGGAGATTTTTCAAGAACAAACAAATATTTTGAAAAGCTCCTGAATGTAGTAAAACTTGGAGAATTAGACAAATATGGGCGGCAGGGTGTCGCTGCTCTTGCTGCAGCAACTCCAAGACAATCTGGAAAGACGGCTGAATCTTGGGAGTATCGAATTGTTCGATCTAAGGATTCTGCCTCTATTGAATGGTACAACACAAATGAAAACAAGGGCGTCAATATAGCTATCATTCTTCAATATGGTCATGGGACTAGAAATGGTGGTTATGTTAGAGGTCGAGATTATATAAATCCTGCAATGCAACCATTGTTTGATCAAATTGCAGAAACTGCTTGGAAGGAGATTACGACGATATGAGTACTGTAATTGATAGCCGGACTGTAGAAATGCGGTTCGACAACCAGCAGTTTGAAAAGAATGTTCAGACAAGTATTGGAACTTTAGATAAATTAAAACAGGCCTTAAATTTTTCCAAGTTTGAGGACGTTGGGTCTAAGATTAATTTTGGTGCCGTAAGTGATGCCGTGGCTACTGCCGGAGAGAAGTTTTCTGCATTTGAAGCAATTGCTATGGGTGCTTTGATGCGGATAGGCGCTCAGGCAGTTGATCTTGGTGAAAAACTTGTAAAAAGTCTCTCAATTGACCAGATTAGTGCAGGTTGGGAAAAGTACGGTGAAATGACATCAAATGTTGCAACTATTATGGCTGCAACAGGTCTTGATGTCGAAGCAGTTTCTGGCCAAATGGAGAAACTGCTCTACTTTACTGATGAAACTAGCTATAACTTTACCGATATGGCTAATAACATTGGTAAATTCACAGCAAATGATGTGCCATTGGAAAATGCCATGGGCGCAATGGAGGGTATCGCTACTTGGGCTGCTAGATCAGGTCAAAATGCTGGAACAGCTAGCCGAGTAATGTACAATCTTGCTCAGGCTATTGGCATGGGTTCTCTTAAGCTTCAAGACTGGAAATCAGTTGAGTTGGCTAATATGGGAACCAAAGAGTTCAAAGAGATGGCTATTCAGGCTGGTCTTGCATCTGGCACATTAAAAAAAGTAGGGGATCAGATTGTAACGACCGGAAAGAACACTGCTGTTACAGTCTCTAATTTTAGAGAAACGCTTGCCGAAGGTTGGCTTGACACTCAGACATTGGTTGGTGAAAAAGGCGTTCTTACTGAGTATGGTAAGGCTGCCGAACTCATTTCACAGATTCATGATCAAACTGGTCTTTGGGCTAAAGACATGGTCGAGCTTGTCGACCTTCAAAAGGAAGGTAAGCTTACTACAAAAGAAATGGCCGAAGCTCTTGATATTAGTGAAGAAGAGCTTAAAGGCAATGCTGAACTATCTGAGTATTTGTCCCAGTCAATTGAGAAATTGGCAAGTGATGAATACAAATTTAGTCTTGAAACTTACAAAGCTGCTCAGGAAGCAAGAACGTTCAGAGATGCTATAGATGCAACTAAGGATGCTGTTAGTTCTGGCTGGATGAAGACTTTCGAACTTCTGTTTGGTAAGTATGATCAGGCTAAGACTTTGTGGTCTGGTGTTGCTGAAGGTCTATACGACATTTTTACACATGGGACAGAAGCAAGAAATTCATTGCTTAAGATATGGGCTGATTATGGCGGTCAACAGAAATTAGCTGATGGTATTATTAATTCTCTTACAAATATTAAGCAGTTATTAGATTTAGTTAAAGATAGATGGGCTAACTTTTTTGGCGAACTTAATGCCGGAACTCTTTTAAATATTACTCAGAGGTTTAAAGAGTTTACAGAAGCGTTTAGACTTTATGTTGGTGATAGTAAAGAACTAACTCCAGCAGGTGAAAAACTTAAAACTGTTTTAGACACTGTGTTTGGTTTAGGGAAGAGTGTCGGACGTGTTCTTCAAAATGTTGGTCGAATAGTTAAAGATTTTCTTAGTTCGCTTAGTCCAGCAGTGAACGCAGTTGGGCGTTTTGGTAAAAATGTAATAGAATTATTTACTTCTGGTTTTAATCGAGTAGGCGATTTCCTTGAAACAGTCCATTTAACAGAGTTATTTGGCAACGTTTCAGCCACTGCAGCTGAGGCTATTAATTTCTTTGCTGGTAAAATAGAGGAGCTCAGACTTAAGTTTGAGCAATGGCAGCCTGGCGAAGGCCTTAAAGCAATTGGCGATCGCCTTAAGGGTGTCGGCACAGTTATTGCTGATTTCTTTAAGACAACAGATGATGGTGTTACTCCATTTCAGAAAATTACTAATGCGATTTCTAATTTCATTGGCAAAATTGGCAACCTTAAAGGGGTACTAGAACCAGTTAAGCAGTTCTTTTCAGGGTTATGGACAGGCATTAAGAATGCTCTTGACCTAAATGGCGTTACAAATGTATTTGAAGGAATTGCTAAACTATTCAGCAATATTATAGCCACTTTGAGGAAGATGCTCAGCAACTTCTCATTTGGAGATGCTTTAAAAGTAGCCGCTGGGTATATTGGTGTTCAGGCTCTGAAGCTTGCAAAAGTGATTCCGAATCTTGGCAACAATATCGGTGAAGTTCTGAAAGCTGTTAGTGAATTTGTTTCTGGTTTTAAAGAGAAGGGCTTGCTTGGAGGATCTCTATTCGGTGACTCAGGCGGACTTCTTGGAATGCTATTTCCTCAGGGTGGTAGCACAATTACAAAGACAATCGAATCAGTTTCAAGAAGTCTTTTGATGCTTGGAGCAGGCTTAGCACTTGTGACGGCTTCATTGGTAGTTCTTTCAGCAATCAAACCTGAAAAGTTGGCAACTGCTCTTGGAATTATGACGGGAGCACTTGCTAGCGTTGGAGGAATGCTAATTGGCTTTTCTAAAGCGATTCAAGCATTGAAGGTCAATCCGGCGACTCTTATTGCTACTTCTGCAGCTATTTTGATATTTGCGGCCGCGCTTATTGTTCTTGCCGGTGCATTAGCATTATTTACACTAGTAAGTAATATGGAAGGTACAGCCAATGCTCTTAGCACTATGGCTATTTCGATCCTTCTTGCAGGTGGTTCGCTTGCATTGTTGGCAAAGCTAGTAAACCCTGTTGCACTACTTGCTGCGGCTGTGGCAATGGGCGTTATGGCAGCATCGCTATTGGTATTAGCTGTAGCATTAGAAGCTTTTACACTAATAGCTAAACAGGACGCCGCTGCTGACGGACTATTGCGTTTAGTTGGCGCATTAGCGGTTGTGACAGCAG